TATTCAGTTAGGTGAAACTTATGCTGATGTTACTGCTAATCCAGCAAATACTATAAACATTACAAGTGGTACTGGTGGAGCAAATCAGAGTATTGCTCTTATTAATCCCCAAATAACAATTGTTAAAAATAATCAATTAACATTTAGTTTATCAACTTCCACATTAGAAGGATTTGATTTTAAACTTTTCTATGATAAAGGATTTAAAAATGAATTCCTTAGTGCTCAAGACAGTAGTACATTCAATGTATCTGGTATTGGAACAATAGGTATAGGTACAGGAACTAGTGGTGTTGGTGCAGCATTAACTGTTAAGTATTCTGAATCAATGCCAATGAAGATTTATTATTCATTGGAGAAATCTGGTCATATTAGTACTTCTGATACTGATGTTGTTAATCATAATGAAATAGCATTTGTTGATAGTGCTTATAGTGGCGAATATAAAATCTTTAATAGAACTGCAGATACATTTGATATTTCACCAAGAAAGGTTCCAGAATTTTTATCTTATAAAGATACTGATTGTGATACTATTGAATATTCTACAAGATCAACATCAGTTAAAGGACCAATTAAAGATCTTAAGATAATATCAAGAGGATTTAATTATAAGAGTCTTCCAAAATTCTCATCAGTAACAAGTATTGATGGTAAAAATGCTAACGTTGTTGCTGTTTCAACTTCTGTTGGTAGGATTAATAAGGTTCGTATTATGGATATTGGTTATGAATATCCTGCAGATAAAACTTTAAGTCCTGAAGCATATGTTTCACCAATTGCCAATTTAGATAATTTAGATATTGTAGAATCTGTTACTGTTGTTGATGGTGGACAAGAATACTTAAGTGCTCCAGATTTAATAGTACAAAATCCAGAAACAAAGGAAATTATTGATGAAGTATCATTGAAGGCAAATGTTCCTAATCAATCTATTTCAACTGTTGATATATTCTCACCTCTTAATGGATTAGATTCTGTACAGCATAAGATTATTGCAATTAATAATTCTAATGGTGTTGGTATTCAGTCAATGACTGGAGGTTCTAGTGGAATTGTTACTTGTGTATTAGAAACACCAATAAATGGATTTATTAAAGCACCATTTAAAGTTGGAGATGAAATTTTTGTTGAAAATATTCAACTTGTAGGTCAGGGTGGAATCGGAACTCAAGGTGGTGTAGGAATATTAAGTACCAATCCTGGAACTGGATATAATTCTAAAGATTATAATTATCAGTTCTTTAAGATTACTGATTTTGCAAATAGTAATCCAGCAGTTCTAAAATATAATTTATCAGGTTTAACAACTAATCCTGGTATTGCAAAGACATATCAATCTGGTTATGCAACTATAGTTAATAGGGATAAATATCCAATTCTTGAACCAGTTCAGGTTAGAGGTAAGTTTGATCTTGGTGAGAAATTATCCGTGGATCAGGGAATTGGTGTATTTGAAGAGACAGATTTAAGTATTGTTGAAAGTAGGGATGATTATATTAAAGTTGATGGTTTCTTTAAATTAAAGAAAGGACATAGAATTTTAGGTAAAGTTAGCAATATTCGTGCAACAGTAACAAGTTTTGTTCAACATAATGCAAAATTTACTGTTAATTATTCAAGTAGACAGGATTATGGTTGGATTGATGATATTGGTAAATTGAATGAGGATACTCAAGTAGTACCAAACAATGACTATTATCAAAATCTTTCATATTCTATTAAGAGTTCAATTGAATGGGAAAAATTAGTTGATCCTATTAATAGACTCGTTCATCCTTCAGGATTAAAGAATTTTGCTGATCTTGGTGTTGAATCTAGTGTTAATGTAGGTGTCTCTTACGGTGGAACTACAAATAATGTAGTTATTCTAGATGTTATTAATCCTGCCAATAGAGTTGATGCTATTGAGAATTTCGATGTGGGATTGGATTATGATACTAGAACCAATCAATCTAAATTCTTCCAAGTTTCAAATACTAAATTAACAGACTACACATTATGTAAAACTAATAGAGTTCTTCTTCATGATAATATTAGCAATAAGTTCTCCAGTAAAGGACTAGCAGATACATTTACTGAAATTGAAGAATTGGGTGATGATTTTGCAAATTATCTTGTTCAAATTGTTGATCCTGATACATTTGATACTCAACTTACTGAATTGGTTGTTTTAACTGATACTGATAATGCATATTTACTTGAAAAAACAACTGATTATACAACTTTAGAATTAGGTGAATTTGATACTGATGTTGATCCATTTAAGAGAAAGACATTAAGGTTTACACCAAAAGACAAATTTACAAAGGATCATGATATTAAGATTCTTAAGACTGATTTTAATACTGATCAACCTACTACAGGAGCAACTGCAATTGGATCAATTGATTTAACATCTTCTAATATTGGAGTTGGTACTGCTGTTTCTGGATTTACAACAGGAACCATAGCACAATTTGCTAATACTGATTTTAATGGATGTTATGCACAAATTCATGTTAAAGATAAGAATAATGGTGAAGTTAACTACAATGAAGTTATTATAGACTTTGATGGAACAGATACTTACATTGCAGAAACATATACTGATGCATCAGCAAATGGATATAGTGCATCTAGGGTTGGTATAATTACTGCAAAATATGAAGGTGGTAATATAAAGATTCAGTGTATTAATGATAGAGCAGGAATTGGAACAGAGTTAAATGTTAGAGCAAATATTGTTGGTTTAGGAACAACAACTGCTGGAATTGGAACATATACATATACTCTTCCTGGACAACCCATTGGTGCTGAAAGAAGTGCTAGATTGGAATCTACTTATGTAACTGGTCCTTCTGGAATTGGATTAACATTCTCAACCATTGATAAGACAATTGATAGTAGTGTTAAATCACTTGTTAGAGTTTCATGTGGCGAAACATCTGCAATACATCAGGTAATTGCAGTAAGAGATATTGATGATATTGTAACAGTTCAATATCCATTCGTTTCTGCTGGTTCTACAACTGGTATTGGAACATTTAGTGGTGTAATTACTGGTGATAATATTAATCTTAAATTCCATCCTGATACTGAATGGACTTCTACAGTTGAAGTACAAGCATACAGTCAGATATTCTATACTGCAAATGATTTCATTAATGAACCAGATGATTTAAAATATGGTGGAGTTACAAAGGAACTTGTATTATCAGCATATGATGGATTAAATGGTAATCGTGCAAATAGAACTAGTTTTGATTTAACACATGAGGGTGTTCCAATTTATAGTAAGGTACTTAATCCTGCAAGTATAACTCTAAATTCTGATACTCTCACTATTCCAGATCACTTCTTTAATACCTATGAAGAAATTGAGTATACTCCAAAATCCACCTTTATTGGTGTTGCTGCAACTGCAATTTCTATTGGGTCTACTGCAAATGTTTCAGGAATTGTAACAACATTATTACCAGAAAGAGTATTTGTAAGAGTTGTTGATGAAGATAGAATTCAATTATTCAGTCAAGTAGGATTTGTTAGTACTGGAAATCCAATTACTTATACGGGTCTTGGTAGTGGTAATGCACATACACTTGAAATGAATAAGAAATTGACCAAAACTGTTATTGGTCTAGATGGTATTGTTCAACAACCAATCACTTTCACTGGAATTGGGCATTCTCTTGATGGTGCAATTGGTGTTGGTGTTTCCCAGTTTGCTTTGAGTGGTATCAGTTCTGTTCAACCAAGAGATGTACTTAAGATTGATGAAGAGTATATGAAGGTTACTCAAGTTGGATTTGCAAGTTTACCTACAGGTACTATTAACGATTCAACTGATGTTGCTCTTGGAATATCTACTATTCCTGTAGTTAAGGTTGTAAGAGGATCATTGGGTATAGGTGCTACTCCACATACTGATGACAGTGTTGTACAATTACACAGAGGATCATTTAATATTGTAGATAGCAAAGTACATTTCCTAGATCCACCTAAAGGTAATACAAGAGAAAGAAGAAGTTTAAATAATCTACCTTATGTAAAAGCAGAGTTTAGTGGAAGAACTTTCTTAAGAAGTAATTACACATCAAATATGTTATTTGATGATATTTCAGATAAGTTTACTGGAATTGGTAGAACTTATACTTTAAGTGTTGGTGGTGCACATACATCTACTGGTGTTCAAATTGGTAATGGAATATTATTCATTAATGGTGTATTCCAGACTCCACGTACAATAAACAATGCTGGAAATAATTACGAGTTTGAAACTTCAGCAGGTGTATCTAGTGTTAGATTTACTGGTATTACATCAGTAAACGGTCAGTTTATTAAATCTGATTATGATATTAACCAGAATCAACTACCAAGAGGTGGTATGATTGTATCTCTTGGATCCACTCCAGGACTTGGTTATGCTCCTCTTGTTGGTGCAAACGTTAAAGCATTTAAGGATACTAATGAAAATAGAAATAGTATTAATTCACTAGTTGGTATTGGAACATCTTCAGGTGTAAGTTTAGGTATTCAAACTGCTGCATATGATAGTATTACTGGTATCATCACAGTTACAACTAATAATGTTCATGGATTCTCTCTAGGAGATCCAAAGATGGTTAAATTGAAGGACCTAGAGTTTTCTTGTGCAGTACAACATGCTGGTGTAACAACTACAATCTTTAGTGATCATGATCGTCCACTATTCTTGGTTGGAATAGTATCTGAAAGATCAATTGAAGTAGATGCTGGAATATGCACTATTCCTCATAATTACATGAGTGGTGGTAAGGTATATGAATACTATAATGATCTAGTTACTGGTTCTGGATATCGTGAACCTATTGCTATTGGTGTTAGTGATACTGAATATATTCATAAGTTTGTAAGTTCTAATAGTAATTCTATTACTTCACAACCAGGTGGTGTTCAATTTACACCAACTGCAGCACAGTACACATCATCAACAGGTGAATTAGATTTAACTATTGGTAATCATAATTTACAGGCAGCAGTAAATCATACTGTAACTGCTGCAGAATATGATGCTCGTGTTGGTATTCTGACTGCTACAATTAATAATAGTAGTATTACAAATGGTACCCCAATTAAATTTGCACCAAATTCATTGAAATTTAAGTGCACAATGGATGGAAATACTTCAGAGAAATCATATCCAAGACCTTCAGACCCAACAAGTAATGATTGGTTAACTGTTTCTAACGTATCTACAAGTGGCAGTAACGCAACATTTGAGGTTAACGTTGGATCATCAGGTAGAGTTACTTTCACACCTACAGATGCCGATTATGACCCAGTTACAGGGTTAATGGAATTGACTATTGGTGCTCATTCACTAAAACCAGGTACAAGTATTAGATTAGTTGCTAATTCTCTATCGTTTACTTGTGATGTGGATAATAATACTAGCACTAAAACCTACCCAAGAAGTTCAGATCCACTTCATAATACAGCAATTAATATTGAGTCTGTAACAGATACCACTATTACTTTACAAGTATTGGCATCTGCACCTTCAACAAATATTACCAAGCATACTTTTGTAACTGCTTCTAATAATTGTGTAATTTCTGGTGGTGCATTATTTGCACATACATTCCAAAGTGCTGATCCAAATGGAATATCTAAAGCACTTAATTGGGTAACTATTGCTAATAATTCATTATCATTTACATGTTCTAGAGACAACTATAGAGGAGCACATACATATCCACGCTCTAGTGATCCTGCATCAGGCGTAAGCATTGGTATTGGTGCAACTAGTGATAAAGCAATTACAGTTAATGTAGGAGCAGGTGGAGGTGGTGGAACAGGTGCAGTTGTTACTGCTAAAGTTGCTTCCAATAAACATAAGTTTGTATCTGCAACTGCAGGTGCAGCGTTTACTGGTGGTAATTATGCACATATATTTGTTCCTGGATCTGAAAATACTAATGCAATTGCTGTTGGTGCTTGGTCTGGACCTAAATTAACACCAACAGCAGCAGTATATACTCCTGCTACAGGTAATCTTGTTCTAACTGTTCCTGCAGGACATGGTGTAATTGAAGGTAGCAGTACAGTTGGAATTGCCACAAATTCATTAACATTCACTTGTGACAGAGATAAGCACCTTACAGAGCACACATATCCTCGTGTAACAGATCCTATTCATAATCTTACAAACGTTGCTGTTTCTGCAACTACAACTAATACAATTGCAGTTAATGTCGGTGCATCACCAATCGTAACTCGTAATATTACTGATGCAGATTATGATCCTGCAACAGGTTGGTTACAGGTAACAAGTAATGCACATGGATTTGTTGGTGTTACTACTCTTGCTGGAACAGGTGTTAGTGGTGGTATAACAAATGCTGCATACAATAAGAATACTGGTGTTCTAACAATTACAAAAGCTTCTCATGGATTTAATGTTGGAGATAAAATTTTAATTGAAGATTATGGTATTACATTCAGTTGTGCAAAAGATGGTAATGCTACTAATCATTCTTATCCAAGACCTACAGATTATGCTAGTGGTAAGTGGTTGACAATTACAGCAAAAACTGTAAATACATTCAAAGTTAATGTTAATCCTTCACCATCTGCAAATAGATTTGATCATACATACGTATCTGCTGCAAACGGTTGCATCTTAAAGGCAAATCAAACCGTTGGTATTGCAACTAATTCATTAACAATGACTTGTGCTCATGATGATCATCGCACAAATCATGCATATCCTCGACTTGGATTTAATCATAAATTTGTATCTGCTGCATCTAATTCAGTTACTGTTGGAACTTGGGCAGGTGCGAAGAAAACCCCAACAAATGCAACTTATGATGGAACAACTGGAGATTTAGTTTTAACAATTGCTAATCATGGTTTGAATACCAGTAACACTATTGGAATTGCTACTGATGGAATAACATTTGCTTGTGATAGAGATAATTACTCTTCTCACCATACTTATCCTCGTAATACAGATCCTATTCATAATCTTACAAATATTGCAATTAGATCAACAACAACTAATACAATTACAGTTAGAGTTGGTACATCTGGTGAAGCAGATCCTGCACATAGAGTTGAATTACCTGTTGGAAAGGTAGGAACTAACTGGTTTAGAGTTAATGTTGGTAAATCACCTGCTGGAACTGGTGGTGCATTAGATTTAAGTATTAATGAAGTTGGTGGTCATTACGTTAACCCAGTTATTGAAATTCCAGATCCAGTTTATCAAAATGTTCCTGTTGAAGGTGTTTCTAGACTTGGTATTGGTTTAACAGTTGCTACTGGTGAGAACTTATTAATGAATTTGGAAGTTGGTGCTGCTAAAACAGCAGTTGGTATTGGATCAACATTCTTCCAAATAGATACATTCCAAACTGTTAGACATGGTCATTCATTTAAGATTGGTGATAAGTTCAGACCTGTTGGACTAGTTCATGATAAGAGATTACAGAAACCATTAGATCAGTTTGAATTAGAAGTTATTGAAATCTTTAGAGACTACTTCTCTGCTTGGCAGTTTGGTGAGATTGATTTCATTGATAGTATATCCTTATTACAGGATGGTAATAGAAGGAGATTCCCATTATTCTTTAATGGACAACTATTAAGTTTTGAGAAAGATAACACTAATGCAGTTTCTCAACAAATTGATTTAGATTCTGTTCTAATCATATTTGTAAATGGAGTTCTACAAACTCCTAAGTATGCATACCAGTTTAATGGTGGTACAACATTCACATTTACAGAAGCACCAGATACTGGTGATAAGGTTGATGTATTCTTCTATAAAGGAGAACAGGGAGTTGATGTTGAGATTGTTGACATAGAAGAAACTCTTAAGATTGGTGATAATCTAGAAGTATTCAAACATCCAGATTACACTAATACAGTTACTCAAGAAAGAAAAAGAACTATTAAAGATTTACTTGGTGTTGATTTAGTTGAAACTGACATATATTCTGGATTGGGTATTGATGAGGATAATGAGAAACCAATTAGATGGACTAAACAAAAAACTGATAAGATTATCAAGGGTGAAGTAATTGCTAAATCTAGATCATCTATTGAACCACAAATTCATCCAACTGCGAAAATTATTGGTAATTTAACTGGAACATCTGGTATTGGACAGAATATTGGTGATGGTATATTTGTTGATGATGCACATTCATTTAGATATGAGGATAATAATAACCCAGATTTAGATGCAACTGATCGTTATGGTCTTACTATTAACTATGTTGATAGTAGAATTACTTCTGGTGAAATTACTACTCCAGCATCACTTACTGCTAATGTTTCTGCTGCTGGAACCGTAACAGTAAATGTGGTTGATGGTGGTAGTGGATATGTTGGAACATCTGCAAGTATTTCAATTGCTGCTCCAGTTGGTGTAGGTGTTGGAACAGATGTTAGAACAAAATATGCTACTGTTGGTGTTACTACATTTGCAGAAGGACTTGCTAATGTTGCTAATGGAGCAATTACTTCAGTTAATATCACTAATCCTGGTTTAGGATATACATTAACAAATCCTCCAAGTGTTATTGCAGAGAATCCACCATATAAGCATGAAAGAGTTACTGGTATTAAATTAACAGAAGGATTTAGTGGAATAATTACATCAATCGATGTAGTATCTGGAACTAATGGAATGCCTAAAGCACTTAAGTTCTGTTTCAGAGCAGATAAGAATGCAAGTATTTTACAAGTTGGATATCCAATTTTAATTACTGATACCAAGGTTGGTACTGGTATAACTTCAATTGATACTGCAGACGCATCTACTATTGGTATTGGAACTCAATTCTTGGATAATGTATATAAAGTACATGATAGAGTTGTTAGTGGTAATGAAAATGGTGAAGTAACTTGTAATATTTTAAGTACAACTAATACAGTTGGACTTGCTACAACTGGATTCTATGACGGTAATGCTGGATTAACCACATCTCTAGGAAGAATATCTTGGGGTAGGTTATATGGTAATGAGGTAAAACGTGCTGCATCACCAATTTCTATTGGGGTAACTGGTTATACTGTTAACGCAGGGTTGACAACATTCCCAACAATTCAGAGAAAGAATTACACTGAGACAGCATTAAAAGGATTGCGATCCACTGGTGCAATTAGGGTATTTGGACTTTCATAATGAAATCCACTATAAATAAAGAAAAAAAGTTTAAGTAACGTATAAACATGTCGGCAATTGTTACTGATCAGTTTAGAATCCTGAACGCAAATAATTTTGTAGAATCAGTAGAAGCTGATAAGAATTCATATTATGTTTTCATTGGTCTATCCAATCCAGCAGGAACTCCTGGTGGACAGGTTGGATATGGGCGATCAGCGAACTGGAATACAAGTGGTCAAACACCTGATCCTGTTGATAATTTCTCTGATAGAGCACATGCTGGTGATACAATGATGTTTGGTAAGAAGATAACTTCTGCCAATATTAGAAGAATTATTCGTAAAGTTGAGTGGACTGCAGGTAATAGATATGAAATCTATAGAGATGACTATAGTGTTTCAAATCCAAGTCCATTGACTAAAGGAAATAGATTATATGATTCTAATTATTATGTAATTAACAAAGATTTTAGAGTATATGTTTGTATTAGTAATGGTTCTACAGGAGCAGTTCCTTTAGGAAATATATCTCAAGATGAACCAACTTTTACAGATCTAGAACCATCTGCTGCTGGTACTAGTGGTGATGGTTATATTTGGAAGTATTTGTTTAGTGTTGCTCCTAGTGACATTATCAAATTTGATTCAACAGAATATATTACAGTTCCTAATGCTTGGGGTTCTACTGCTGATTCTGGTATCAGAGCAGTAAGGGAGAATGGAGATTCATCTGTTAATGAAAATCAAATTAAGCATGTTTATATTGATAAAGCAGGTGATCAATATGCTAATGGATTAGGGCAAGAAGTTGATATAATTGGTGATGGAACTAAAGGTAAAGCAAGAGTTGATGTTGTTAACAACAAGATAACTGATGTTACTGTAAGTTCTGGTGGTAAAGATTATAGTTATGCTCTTGTTGATTTGGGAACCTTGAATAGTGGAGTAAGTGCAGTTAATAGGGCAAAACTTGTTCCTATTATTCCACCATCTCTTGGACATGGACATGACATTTATACTGAATTGGGAACTGATAAGGTTCTAATCTATGCAAGATTTGATGATTCAACTAAAGATTTTCCAACTGATACAAAATTTGCACAGGTTGGAATAGTGAAAAATCCTACAAAAGTAGGAACTTCTGTTACATATACAGAAGATACATATTCATCTTTGGGTGCAATTAAATTTGATTCAATTACAGGTACACCACAGATTGGTGAAGAAATTAATCAACTTTTAGCATCTACACAATTAGCAACTGGATATGTTGCTTCTTATGATAAAGAAACTAAAGTTTTGAAGTATTTTAGAGATAGATCTCTAAATTATACAACTGCTACAAATGACCAAACTGATTATTCAGGTATTTCAACTACTGGAAGAATATATCAATTTGAATCTGGTTCTTCAGCAAATCAGGTAAAAGGTGTTTCATCTAATTTCTCTGGTTCTATTGATTTTGGATTTACTGGTATAACTACCAATCCATCTGGAACTAAATTAATCAATTTAGGTGCTAACTTCAATGCAGGGTTATCTGATAGCGAGATAAATAAAGGATCGGGGGAAATAGTTTACCTCGATAACAGACCTTTGATTGCTCGAAATGAGCGACAAAAGGAAGACATTAAAATCATCCTGGAATTCTAAAGTAAAATGCCACAGAAGACTAACTTAAATATAAGTCCTTATTATGATGATTTTGATAAAGTAGATAATTTTTATAAGGTACTTTTTAAACCTGGTCATCCAGTTCAAGCAAGGGAACTTACTGGATTACAATCTATTTTACAAAATCAAGTAGAATCATTTGGAAGCCATATCTTCAAAGAAGGATCTATGGTTATTCCTGGTAATGTTGACTATGATCCCACTTATTTCTCATCAAAAATAAACTCCGAACATTTAGGCATTGATGTTTCAGTTTATTTGAATGCGATAATATCAAATAATAATGGAAAAGGAACCAGGGTAAGAGGACAGAGTTCTCAAATAGTTGCAACAATTAAGAATTATCTTTTACCTCCAGAAGAAGGTGTAGATGATCCAACAATATTTGTAAAATATAATCAGTCTGGAACTGACGGAGAAAGTGTTGAATTTCCTAATGGAGAAATTCTTGTTCTAGAAGAGAATGTTACTTATGGTAATACCACATTACTTTCTGGTGAAACAGTTTTAACATTAGTACCAGAAAATGCATCAAATCTTGGATCAGCATTTGGTGTTAATGATGGTGTATATTTCATCAGAGGTACATTTGTAGATGTTACAAAATCTGTTTTAGTTCTTGATCCATACTCAAACAAACCTTCATATAGAGTTGGATTTGAAATATCAGAACAAATTGTAAATGCAAATGATGATCCATCATTGTATGACAATGCAAAAGGATTTACAAACTATGCAGCACCAGGTGCTGATAGATTTAAAATATCAGTAAAATTATCTAAAAAAGCACTTGATGATTTTAATGATACTAATTTTGTAGAATTATTCAGAGTTAAGAACGGAGAAACTAAAAAATTACAGAATAGTTCTGCATATAATCATATACAAAAATGGATTGCTGATAGAACATATGATGAATCAGGAAGTTATGCAGTAAAACCATTTACAGTAAATGTTCAGAATTCATTAAATGATGAAATTAGAACTAATGGATTATTTACAGAAAGTCAGAAAACTGATGAAAATAATGATCCAAGTGAAGATTTAATGTGCATCAAACTATCTCCAGGTAGAGCATATGTTAGGGGATATGATGTAGATCTTCCAGGAACTACAGTTTTAGATGTAGAAAAACCAAGAGATACTAATACTGAACGTGCAAGTTCTGTTTCCTTTAAGATGGGAAGTTTACTAAAAGTAAACAATGTACAAGGATCCCCTCTTCTTAGTCTTGGTGGAGCTAATACTAATGTTATAGGTCTTTATAATCAAAGAAAAGGAAGTAGTAATGCTGCAAGTGGAATAAAGATTGGTGAGGCACGTGTATATCAGTTTGGTATGTCAGATGCTCCATATGAAAATGCAGCATCATCATGGGATTTATATCTTTGGGACATTCAAACATATACCACATTAAAAATTAGTGCATATGTTGCTACTGATGTTCCAGTTGGTGCAAGAGTCCGTGGTTTAGGTAGTGGTGCAATTGGTTATATTGCTGCTACTCCAAATACTGGAGAAATATCTCTTTCACAAACTTCTGGATCATTCATTGAAGGTGAAGGTTTAATTATTAATGAAGTTGAAACAAAATCAAATGTTATAAAGGTTAATGCATATACTAGTGATGATATTAGATCAGTTTTCCAAGCTTCTAGTGGTGGTTTAGTATCTGCATTTAGTGCTGATAGTGTTCTTTATGATCGTATTTTACCGAATTTCCAAGCAAGTGATCAGTTAAATGTAACTGCAACCAGTGCAAAATCTCCAAAGAGAAGATTCTCTGGTCAAGTTGGCATTAAAACTGATTCATTAATAGCATATCAAAGAGGTGATAAGGATGATGCAGTAATTAATAGAGTTTCTGCAATATCTGCAGATGGTACAACTTTAACTTTAGCAACAACACAAACTGTTGCTGGTGTTAATGATGGATCTGTTTTAGCTGCTGGTATAAGTACAACTTCAACATTTAGAATTAAATCTCCTAGAATTATTGGATTACGTAATTCTGGTCTTTACAGTAAAATGCCAAGACCTAATGTTTCTACAGTAGATACTTCTAATTCTAACCTTATTATCAGTCGTCAAATAAAAGGTAAAGCATCATCATCCAGTACGTTAGAATTAACTAGTGGTGATGGTTTAGATATTAGTGCTGGAATTTCTAGTGCATATTTTGAACCATTTGATGCAGAAAGATATTCTATAACATATGCAAATGGTGCAGTTGAAACATTAACATCAGATCAAGTTAGTATTACTAATGGTGGTAATAATATAAAATTCACTGGATTAGCACAGAATGCTAATTTAACTGTTAATGTAACTATGAAGAAACTTGGACTTACAAGTAAGTCTAAAGATTATATTAGAAGTCAACAAGTAGAAATAACAAGAAGTAGTGGAGCAAAAGCATTAACTGGATTAACAACTAGTACTTCTTATGGTGTAAGAGTTGAAGATAATGAAATTTGTTTAAATGTACCTGATGTTGCAAATGTTCGTGCTGTTTATGAAGCTAAAGATAGTAGTAAACCAGTTCTTGATAAATTAACATTTGTTTCTGGTCTTGCATTAAATACTACTGCTATTGTTGGTGAAAAAATCCTTGGAAAAACTAGTAGAGCAATAGGTCAGATTGTTAGTAGAACTGCAACTGATATAGAATATGTTTATCTTAATGCTAATAGGTTTGAAGTTGGTGAAACTGTAAAATTCAAAGAATCAAATGTAGAAGCAAATATACAAGTAATAACTCCAGGTAATTACACTGATAAGACTAGAAATTATAAACTTGATAAGGGTCATCGTGAACAGTATTGTGACTATTCAAGAATAGTTAGAAAAACTAATTCAACTCCACCTAGCAAAAGGTTGTTGGTAGTTTATGACCAATATAAGATTGCTGCTGGTGATACTGGAGATGTATTTACTGCAAATTCTTATACTAAAGATAGGTATACTTATGATATACCAGCGGTTGGTGGATATAGAGCAACAGATATTCTTGACTTTAGACCAAGAGTAACCGAATTTGACCCTTCTGCAGGTCCAAATGCAAATCGCTCACCATTCTCATTTAATGCAAGAGCATTTGAGGAAACAAATCCATATGTTGTTACACCTGATGAGAGTTCTGTTTTAGGTTTTTCATATTATCTACCTAGAATTGATAAGTTAGTTATTGATAAATTTGAACAAGTTAAGTTAATTAAAGGTGTTTCAGCAGAAAATCCTGCACCACCAATAGAAGTTGGTGATTCTATGGTAGTTGCTGAAATTGAATTCCCACCATATTTGTATGATCCTGTTAAGCAACCAAACATAAGATTATATGATAATAGAAGATTTACTATGAGAGATATTGGTAATCTTGAAAGAAGGATTGTCAATTTAGAAACATTTACAACTCTTAGTGCTCTTGAGTTAGAAACTAAATCTTTACAAGTAAAGGATGCAGATGGTTTAGATAGATTTAAGAGTGGATTTGTTGTTAATAACTTCAAAAATAGAGATTTTGTAGACTTCAATAGAGAAGACGGATCAAGATGTGATGTTGATGTTCCAAATAGTCAACTTATTAGTGCTGTTGATTTTTGGTCATTAAGAGCAGAAGTAGCATTAGATCCAGGTATTGATCCAGATTCTGCAGATTTAAATTCTAATCTTAAGTTATTAGATGGAAATTGTCAGAAAACTGGTGATCTAATAACACTAAAATATACACAAGTTGCTAGTGAAATCAAGAATTTACAGGCAACACAAGTAGAGAATGTTAACCCATTTAACGTTATTGTGTTTGTTGGTGCATGTGTACTTGATCCACCATCAGATAACTGGGTTAGAACAATTTATGTTGATGACTACAGAACAGAATCAAGTGGTGCAGAATGGGCACAAATAGCAAACGTAGTTAATCAAAACTCTAGTTCTGCGACAGATGTTGATAGTAATACTGTTGAGATATGGGCAGATCAATGTAAATTTGTAGGTAATCATAAATTAGTTACTAATGTAACAACAACCACTACAACAACTCAAACTGAAACAGAGTTTATTAATACATTAACAGGTCCTTCTCATGAGTTTGATTATGTAGAAAGTGTTAAAATAACTGGTGATAATGATCCATATATGAGATCAAGAAACGTTGCATTTGCTGCAAATGGATTAAAACCATTCACCAAGCATTATCATTATCTTGATAGTGGTCAACCAGATATTTTCCCTAAATTAACTGAAATTGAAATGTCATCTGGTACATTTAAAGTATTTGAAGATGCTCGTATTGAATTATCAGGTATTCAAGTAGGTTTAGTTAGAGTTCAAAAACCAAATCATAAGTTTGGTGATGCAAACAGACCAGATGTTGGTGCAGGATTAGGAGCACCTAATGTTCTTGTTGAAGAATTTGATGTTGATCCATTTGATAGAGATAGACCAGCACCATCTTCAACCTATTCAGCAACTTCTAAAATATTTAACTGTGATACTAATGCATTAGCAAATCTTGAAAAGTATTATGGATATGTAATGAAGGGTGCAAAAATTATTGGACAAGAGAGTGGTGCAGTAGCAACAGTTACAAGTATCGATCTTTGGTCTGATAGTTGGGGTGATTGTATGGGAGCATTCTATTTCAGAAATGCAAATGCAACTCCACAACCACCAGTATTATTCTTCTCTGGTACAAAATCCTTTAGAATTACCGCTGCAGGTGAAGGAGCTCTTCCTTTACCTGGAAGTACAGTTCTTGCTAGTGATGCAACAGGTACTTATAGTGGAACAGGAACTATTTTAACTCAAGAAACATCTACAGTTGGAGTTAGAAATCCACCCCCACCAGCACAGAAACCTAATGAGTTCACTACTACAGTAGCAGTAACTGGTATTGATGTAGATCAACAATTCATTAGAGCACCATATAGGGATCCTCTTGCACAAACATTTACTGTTGATGAAAGTGGAATGTTCCTAACATCAGTAGATGTATGGTTTGGTTCAAAAGATCCAAATGCCAAGTGCTTTGTAGAACTTAGAACAGTTGAGTTAGGTACACCAACAAATAGACTTGTTCAAGATTTTGCACAAGTTACATTAAATCCAAATAATATTAATATTTACAACCCAATTGCAGATCCTGGTCAGGACTTCCATGCTGCTGCAACTAGAGTTACATTCCCATCACCAATTTTCTTGGAATCTGGAAGAGAATATGCTTTAGTATTCCTATCTCCTGGATCCGATTTATTTGAATTATGGTGTGCAACAATGGGTCAGAAGACAGTACAGTCTTCAGATCTTCCTGATGTTCAGAATGTTGTTGCTTCTCAACCATATATTAGTGGTAGTTTATTTAAATCACAAAATGGTACTATTTGGACACCTAGTCAGTATCAAGATTTAACATTCCAACTTTATAAGGCAGAGTTTGTTCCTTCTGGAACTACTACGTTCTATAATACTCCAATTGAACCTGGTAATGAGAATACTCAAAACCTATCACATAATCCTATTAGAACACTTCCAAGAAAACTTAAAGTACCTGTAAGTGGTCTTTCTG